GTTTTTACCGTTTGAATTGTAAAAACACTTATTGAATTATGTTGTAATATGTTAAATTAAATAGATTCTTCTAAATTTTTAAGTTTTAAAAAGTTCATTTGGTCGAACTTTTCATCTTTTAATCTATCGATAGTTTCAGAAATTTTTGTTTTCATTTCAAACTCTTGTTCAGTATCTAACATCCCTTTAAGTTTTGTGATTGTATTCTCACGTAAAGTTTCAAATTTAGTTTCAAGGGTCTTAGTATCTTCAGAGATTAATTGGAAAAATTCTTTTTTAGAATTTTCATCCAAGTTCTCAATATATCCTCTTAATGTTTGGTTGGCAATACTAACCATCGATTTAATTGGAATATTAATTGATTCTTTAACCGTTTCTTTTTTAGTAGTTAAAACTTTAATTATGTTCTTCTTAGCATTTACTCTTTCAAGTAAATTTAATTTGTTTGAATACGCCAATACATCTAAATCAGAATAATTATTTTTAATTGTTTCTGATAGACTTTTTGGTGATTTTATTGTTGGTAAAATTTTATGTAATAAACTAATCCCTTCTTCTAAAAATTCTTTAGCATCCTGTTCAGATAAACCTTGAGGCGTACTTAATTGGTCATATAAAGCATAAGCCTTTGACATAGATTTATTGTTCAGAACATTATGTTTGAACTCTCTTAAAGATTTTTTGAAATCTTTCTCGTCACTATATGACTCAAGTAGATTTTTTTCGATTATGGATTTTAGGTTTCCGAAGGTCATTACGCTTAATTTTATTAAATAAATATTAGGAATTTAGTAACTTATCCAATTCTTTTGAAATTTCTCCTAAAGAATCTTGACCATGACCTAAATTAATCATTTGAGCACCATCAATTAGGTTATTTTCAACTAACATATTTAAGTTATTCATTCGTGATTCCGGAGTTATTTCAGCCTCACCTCCCGCCGGTGGTGGTGCAACAGTTTCCTCACCCGCTGGCGGTAATTCTTCTCCTCCACCTAAATCAGCGGTTTCAAATCCACCTCCTCCAAATGATGTCTCCGGTTCTGATGTTTCAGTAGCAGTTGCAGACGCGGTTCCTCCTGAAGTATTACCATAAAGTTTATCAATATTATCAAATAAACCTGTTTTAGTTATAACAGTCGCAGTTGCTTTAAGTTCTTCACCAACAGCTCTTTCAATTCTTTGTTGTTGTAAATCTAAACGAACCTCTTCGTCAGACCATCCAAATATGTGTTTCTTAGCCCATGTTGATGATGTTGCTTGAATACCATTTCCTGGGTCGGAAACTAAATCTTTGTATAATAAAACTTTTTCTTTCCAAACATCAATTTTTAATAAATCTGCCTGTGTTGAAGGGTTTGATAAACCTAATGTAAAATTATCTAATTCATCTTCGAATCCAAGTAAAAATAAATGTACAATTGCAATTTTATTTAATTCCGCAACCATACTTTTTTGAATTCTATTGATAGTTCTTGCAAAACGAATATCTTGTAATGATAAATTTTTACCATCTCCAACTACTTCTTCAAATCCTAAGAACGCCTTAGGAACACGAAGAGCGGTTAATAATTTCTTTTGGATGTATTCAATATCCGCAATCTCTGAAAGGTTTGTTGCTCCCGGTAATGTTGTGATAGGGTCCGGTGCTGATGGGTCTCTAACAGGAATGAAATAATCTTGGTCAACCGCCATTTGATTAAACCTCATATCTACGTTACCTGTTTTATTATCAACTACTTGTTCTCTTTTGAATTTGTTCGCAACACGTTGTACATACGCCTCAACATCATCATCGTTCATATTACCTACGAATACTTTAAACATTCTTCTCTCAGGTGCTCTTGATGTACGATAAATCAACATCGCATCCTCAGATAATAATAATTGTTTCCAAATACGTCTTGCTTTTTCTAACATAGACGTACCATAAGGAAGTTTTCGGTCGTCCCCTAATAATCTAAAGTGACCAATCTCCCATGATTGAAATTCCATGTTTTTATTCTTCCAAGTAAAATGAAGTGATTTTTTATCTTTATCCATTTCCTTAGTAATATCTGTTGAGATTTTTGCACTAACACCTACTTCATGACGTTCAATTTCAATGGTAGGTAATTGTTGTACACCAACAATACCCTTTTCAGGGTCTAATTTTAAATAAATAAAGTTATCACCATACTTACAAGTGTTTCTTGTCCACATTGGTAAGTTAGTGTTAATATCAAGTGAGTTATTAAATAAATCTGCTAATACTCCTTTTATTCTTTTTGATTCAGAATAAATTTGTAAAATAAAACCATCTTCATTTGTTGTTGTTGATTCTTCTGCGTAGATATCTAACGCAGCTGAAATCTCAGGAGTATACTCCATTGACTCGTAATCATATTGTGCGGATAATCTGGATGGTTCGTAATAGATTGCTTGTGAATATAAATTATTCTCAACTTTCGCCCATTGGTTTGTTAAGTAAAAGGTTTGTTGTGCCTGTAACTTCTCTTTTTCGTATTCTTCCTTACTTTTGGTACGTAATAATTCCTTCTTATCAAACTTAAATGTTGGATAATCTTGGTTTAATAGAGAATTTGGTCCAAATGTTTGGGACAATCTCTGCCATACCGTCATATTATTTTGTTGTTCACTCATGATATAAATTTACTTGTTTCCTCAGTAATATAAATAGTATTACCCACCAAATAACCACCCATACTTTTGGTAATCTTCTCTAGTCGCCCCTTGGTTTATTGGATTTTGTCTACCCATTTGAGGTACCATTGGATTAAAAAACTCAGACGCGTTTTTATTTTCATTTACCGCAGTAGACCAAGAATTTAACATTGCTCTGGTATGGTTGGTAACTTTTTCTAATGATTGGAATGATTTTTCTGCAACATATATTGCCATTGCAATACTCATAATACAGTCGTCATGATGCATCTTTTGATGGTCAGGTCGTCCATTAATGTAAACAAACGTATTCATTTCGTTATAAAGACGACTTGAATAAATTCTAAACTTATGTCTCATCGCTTCTTCAAACGCAGCAATAATCTGAACTCTTTTTGAATTAAAGTTAATTCCCGGAATTTTTTCATTTATTTTTGGGTCATACTTCCACTTATTGGTTGTATCAACACCATCAACATATAATCCACCCTGATAATTCATTTCTTGTAATTTTCTTGCGGTTGAAACTCCCATACCACCAGTAATATCCACAACACAATAAGCATTATACATAGTACCCCACTTATATGCAATCTCCGCTAAAATGTCCGGAGGGACTTTTCCAACATATTCTAACACCTGTTCTCTAGTATCAAAATCAATAATCTCAACACTTGAAAAATCTTCGGAATCCCCACGAGATACATCACAACCCATAACATATTTGTGTTCATTTACAGGTTCTTTCCATATCCATAAACCACCACCCATCATTTTAGCCATTGGTTCTTTAACTTGATTTTTGGCAATGTCTTGCATCAAATCAGAATCAAATACGTTATCTCCGGAACCTAAGAAGTTACATTCTAACTCTTGAGCAACCTTACGTCTATCATATTTCAATTTTTTTACCATTCCTTCAAACCAGGCAGAACAAGGTTTGTATCCATCTTCAATATATTTGGTTACAATTGAATGGTCTCTCTCAAATGGATTGGACATTGATAAGTCAATAATAACATCATCAAGGTTATATTCTTCTCTATTTAATAAAAAGTGAACTAAATCGTGTGTTTTAACCATATACAAATCTTTTGTATATCGAGGGTCACGGTACCAAAACATTTCAGAAATTTTGAAGTCATTCATATTTCTAAGTGACTGGTCATAAATTTCATAATAAATTGCGTCATAACCATTTGGTGTGGAAACTACAATTACTTTACCCCCCGTAGATAGGGATGCCATACACGCTGACCAAAAATCTCCGTCAGCCTCGATAAACGCCGCCTCATCAAAGATAAGAATGGTTGGGGTATAACCCCTCAATGCATCTCGAGAAGTTGCAACTGCCTTTACCTCACACCCATTTGTTAGTTTAAAATGTCGTTGCGCATTTTTTTCATTAGAAAAACCGACACCGACCCAACTAGGCCATTGTTCGGTAAAACTTCTAATCTTATTTGCCATCTCCATGGACGTATCCAATTTATTGGCAATGATTAGAATTTTTTCAGGCTTAGTTTTTTTTGCAAATACAAGTTTTTTGGATGCCCAAGCTGCTGTCACAGTAGATACACCTGCCTGTCTGTACTTAAGGGCAATATTCTCATTATATTTGTCGTAATCCTCAATCAAGGATACTTGGTCGGGGAATAAATCTAACGGTACGTATTTTGATACCGTATTATCGTATGTCTGTAAATAAGTACGAAGTGCGTAGGGTGTATTCCTCATGCACTTCGTTATCTCAATTATTAATTGTTCTTTATTATTCAAAAGTCATTTTTGGTTATTTAGGTCTCGATATACCCAAACTACCCAAGAAATCATCTAATCCGTCGTCTTCGTCTTCATCAGAATCAATCCCTTCTTCTTCTTTGTAATCTTCAAACTCCTCTTTCATTTTGATAGCCTCTCTCATAATTTCATCAAATTTTGAGGTTGCTTTCGCCACTTTTGAAGAATCTTCAGAGATTGCGTTTCCGATAATTTCTAAAAACTCTTGGGCTTCAATTTGGTATAACAAAGTATGAAACCAGTTTATCAAACCTTTGTTTTCAGGTTCGTACATTTTATCAGGTAATGCAAACCTTATTCTTTCCACGATTTCCGGACCTATTCTCAACTGCATTGGTTCATTACTTAATGTATCAGTTTGTCCCATAACTCGTTGAGCCATCTCAGGGTCTTTAGGTAATCCGTGTCTACCTTTAGCCTCTTCTAATCCTTTGATTATTTCATGACATAAAATTGGAAAGATTAAACCAAAGGCTTTAATTACTGTATCCGGAGTTTCTTCTCCTTCTTCACCTTCTTCACCCTCTTCATCATTATTATCTAACTCAACTTTTCCTGCGATTCCTTGACCTGTTTGACTCATCATTTCAATCATTTGTTCCATACTGAAATATAAGAAATCGTTGATTGCCATAATGCCTAAATAATCTCTATACAGAGATGGGTCAATTTCATCAAGTCTTGCTTTAATATCTGGTTTTTGAAAAATATAATGTCCTTTTTTCGCAGCACCCTGAATAATTGCATTAATAATATTTCTCTTATGTTTTTCTAATTCAAAGATTTCGTCTTTAGTTAAATCCTCAATTTCAAATGATGGGATTTCTAATTCATTTTCTTCCTCTTCTTCATCATCCTCTTCTTCAGGTTTCATTCTAAAGTTAGACGTATCAATCGGTTCTCTATTTAAATAAGCTTCAATTTTATACCAATCAACAGGTACTTCAGATTCCTCTAACGCAGCCTCAATCGCCAATTCTTCAAGTTCATCTCTATGAGCAGCCTCAATTCTCATAATGTTAGGTAATTTTCTCATCATCTCTTGGTATATCATACCTTGAGTTTGTTGAGAACTTAAATTTTGAATACCTGTAACATCACTTAATTTTTCAGCAACTTTTTGAAATCGATTACTAACTAATCTTTGAACGTCACCCTCTTTCTTTTTCATCGCAGGATTCTGTGCATATAAACCTTCAGGACTTGCAAGTTTTCTTTCCAAATTCGGGTCCATTCTTTCAGGTCTATCCCCGTAATCTAATTGTTCTTTAATTTTCTTTGCCATTATTATTTTTCTAAGATTTGCATGATTACATCCATAATTTTGTCTTTAGCCTCCTCAGGTGATGGTCTCTTCGCCTTTGGTGCTGGATTGACACCAGGATTTGGATTTTTACCCGGATGACTTGGTCTTGTACCAGGCTTAGTTGTTGGTTTTGTTCTTGTTGGTGCCGTCTTGGTGTCGTCAGCCTTTGGTGCCGGATTAACTCCCGGATTTGGATTTTTTCCCGGATGACTTGGTCTTGTACCAGGTTTTGTTGTTGGTTTAGTTCTTGTTGGTGCGGTTTCTGTTTCCGCCTCTGTAAGATACTTAACAAGTTCACCTTTTGTAATCCTTGGAGGTAAATTTCTTTCTACTATTTTCATAATTTCATTTTCAAGAAACAAAGATACAACATTTTTTCCTTCCCCCAACTGTTTTTTTACTGCTTTTACACATCTTTCCCATTTTCTTGATTTTTTAGGGCCAACTTGTGAGTGACAAATAGCCCATGGGTTTGGTTTGTCTTTTTTTTCTTCAGACATACCAATCATTTTGCTGTCATGATTTTCAGGAGATGTATCATCATCCATACCATCATCAGACGCTTGATATTCGTCATGAGAACCTTGTTGTCCTGTATATGCTTGGTCAGCATCTAAATCAAAATCATCATCTTCAGAGATTTCAGATTCGGTTGCAGTAACCATAACTTCTTTAGTGCTTGGGTCTTGTGTGATATTTAAATTACCAACCTTACCACCTGCCGGCCCTACTTTATATGTTTTTTTACCGGGTACCTCAGTAACTTGTTCACTAACAAGTTTACTGTGTAAAACATTGATTTGAGATTCTGTTAATTTCCCAACAGTTTTAGAGGATAACCCCTTTTCGATAAGTTCTAATGCTTTAATATTAACTTTCATAGACTACTTTCTTTTCAAATTCTAATACCAAATCTCTTTCATAGAGTTTGTCTTTTATTTCTTGTTCCGGAACTCCAAATCTAAAAACCATTCTTTTTTGATTAGTTTCATCTTCTGTTTCCCATGCTAACGCAATTATGTCGTCCAT